CAGCTGCCAAACCACTCCTGTCGCTAAACTGACGTCGCCAATGAATTCCCGTCGCTTGACCAACAAGCGGCCATTCTCTGCGTAGGGATTGCCGTGCATCACCGCAATGGATGAGCCACGCCCCACGCGTGCTGACGCTACTGCCACATTCTGGACAGCATTGGATTGATTCCTCGTCCCAGGCGCTCTGATTGCCTTTCGGCGGCGCTTGGTCTTCTTCTTCTTCAACATCGCTGAACCGACCTTGGCGGCCACAAGGGCCGCCATGCCGATCGCCGCCTTCCGCTTGTTCGTCATCGTGGATCGCTAAATGGTTTTGCTCAACAGTCTTTGCTCCAGAGCTTCGAATTTCCATTGAATGACGCGTGATCATCAGGCCCGCGTCACGTTCCAACACATCTGCGAAAAGACTCACGACAATGTGGATGAACATGCAGAGAAGACTCATTGCCACGCCCAAAGTACCGCCCACTACGAGGAAAACCAACACGCCATAGCCATATGCTCGAGAGACAGAGCGCATCATGGCAATCAAAGAAGGATCCACTCGGCTAACCAGGTGGTCCCAAAACGATTGCTCTTTTTCGATGAGTTCGTCTGGGGTACGATCAACGGCTTCGGCATGACGCACAACGGAGACATCTTCCAATGGTTGGTAATAATACCCGCCGTGCGATTCGGGGTGTGGATTTTCACAAAGTTCCACTATCCCCCCATCTTCCCTCAAGAACTCCAACATCTGCTCCATTTCAATACGGTTCAAAAACTCGTAGTGGAGCCAATTTTCGTCATGCGTGGAGTAGCAGTACAGCAAACAACCGTGGCCAACGGGAACCACTGGTGCTCGAACTCCCAGCGTTCCATAGAATGCCAGGGAGCTGTCCCAGTCGTCCCGATACACGGCCACAACAATGTTTGAGGCGTAGCACATTCGGAATTCACCTCGCAGGAAACGGTAATACAGACGCAAGTCTGCAATGCCGTTCGTCAAACGATACGCTCTTTGCGATTCTTCCTCACTCTCTTCAGAGACCTCCTCAGTTTCCGAAGAAACCTCAGGGATATCCAGTTCAATGGACTCTCTTTTGGGAGCGGGTGCAAACATGGCTGCGTAATCGTTCTTAGCCAAGGCGGGAAATCTTTTGAACGTTTCCGCTCTCAGCTGCAACAAACTCGCCAAGGTAGCCTTAGGTTGCTCCGCCATGAGCGGTTGCAATTCAGGTAAAGTTGCGGCGAAGAATGTCGATGCGAGGGATTCCAAGACCCCGTGAGCTTGCTCCTCTGTGCAGAGGCGCTCAGTCAGGGTCACTTTTCGTCGTTCCAAGTTCACGCAAACAGGAACGGACAACCCTCCGACTGTGTAGGTGTTGTACTGGACAAGAGCCGCCAAACGATGATGATTGGCTGGCGTTCCTTCACAGGTTTCTTCCAATTTTGCCTCAACCCCATGTTCTGCACACCAAGCGGTGTATTGCTTCACAAAGAGGTCGAACTCATCTTCCGGTCGCAACAAGAAGATGATGTCATCACCCACACACGTGTAGTCCCGAATTTCCAACGCAACTTGTGTGCTTTTCATTCGGGTCTTGAAGCCCTCAACAAGGGACATGTTGAAGAAAATGTTGATAATGGCCGTCATCCAATTGCCTGTCGGGTTGCCTTGCTCAAGCCGACCCACATTGACAAGAGCACCAGAGGTGCTTTTGTAATACATGGGGGCTTTTGAGAGATTCCAAACAACCCATTGGCACAAGACTTTCGGCATTGGCACCAACGCATACAATTCATCCCAATCGGATGGCTTCACGCTACCGTCAAACAGAGTGTAGTCCATTCCCAAGGACTTAATCATAGGCACCTTGGCACGCGCTTGCAACACATATTCGGTCGGAAGAGCGTCTTGCCAAGTGTAGTTGGTGGACGTCAGTTTCAAAGATTGATGCTCAAGCTCGTACATGTAAGTGTACAAACCATTCGAGAAACAACGCTGCGCCAAAGTCACAAAGACATTCGGCACTTGAATTGATCGTAGAGTCGCAGCCGTCAACTTCTTGAAGTTGTAGCCGTCTGACTTCAACTGCACCTTGATTATGTCCTCCCAAGGCAAGTTCAGTCCGTAGGTTCTTTCAACCTCGTCCCAATACTTGCAACACTCACGAAAAGCCGCACGACGCGACTCGTCAGTGTTCCCCAAGAAGTCCTCAATGTAATTTGGGACCCCTACCCAGGGGCCTGGCAAGAAAGCACCCGTCGTCGATTTCGCCTTCAATTGCTGAATAGCTTGTACAAACACAAGTGCGTAGAAACGATCCTTGTCGTCTCGGTAATACGCTGCTGCAATGGCGTCCTCCTTGAAGTACTTGGAATTGCGGTAACCTCGAATGATGTCACGCTGTGCTGCCAAAACTTCAGGTGAGCGGATTCCTGCTATGGGCGTTCGAAAACGCTCAGTCGCTCTCATCAACTCTGCATCCTCACCTCCAGCGGAGATGGTGACTCGATCAGACGTCAAAGCATCGATGTGCTCTTTCATGACGGTCTTCTTTGGGTTTGCGTGCAGAGCGGCTTCACGTTGTAAATGAAAATTGACGGGGACGGAAACACAAAAATTTTGTCCTCCCCCGGCCGCTCCTTCATGCAGTGCAACGACGATGGCCTTCCCGGACTGTATTTGGTAAAGAGGGGACCCAGATTGGCCCGCCTCAGTGGAGCAGGTATGAATGAAAGCTCCAGGCTCAGGGGCATAGATCTTTTCGATCCTGCCCTCAGACGTCACAGTTCCGGAAACGACAAAAGTTTTCTTCCCGACCTCCAATTCCCCTGTCTTCTGAGGGTTAGGCCAATTGGAGAAGGAATACGCCACGGTGTGTGGATACGCGGGGTTGGCCATGATTTTGGCTAGACCTTTCTTTTCAATGACGTGCTCGGGCCCATAGGCACTGCGAAGCACGACTTTCTCAATGTTCCCCAACAAAGAATTGAACGGAGTCGCCACCGTCCATTTTTGCGCATCCATGGCGAATCCATGCGAAGGCATCAAAACACAGGTGATGGTTGCATTGGCGGAGTTTCGCAATGTTACATACGCTCCGACAGATCCCATAGATTTGCCACCTTTGAAATCAACCCGCACAGAAACTGCACAGTTTTCGATT